ATGCAGCCAGACACCGCCCGCATCCGCCACGACATCCACGACCTGCGCGACCAGACCATCACGCTCGACGCGCTCGCGAACCGACGCATCAAGATCAGCCGCAGTTCAACGCATACGCACAGGAGCAGCGCGCCCACGCCCCTCAATCTGGCCGCCGTCGATCTGCTCGACCAGATCCACGCACTCGCGCGCCGCCTCGCGTTTGCGGCCGGTCTGCGCTTCGGCCGCGGCATGGACGCACACGACCTGCTCAAAGGCCTCGACCGCGACCAGCCGTGCGCCGCGCTCGCCCTACGCGCTGACGCATGGGACATCGTGCGCTTGGTCGACGACGCCGCATGGCACTGCCGCCAGCTCACCGACCCCGAACCCAGCCACCGGTACGTCGGCGTCTGCGAACGCTGCGGGTACGGCGTATGGATCCCCGAAACACAACCCGTCAACGGCGCGGACCACCGGTGCGAGATGTGCGGGCATATCAGCCCACTCGCCCAGATCGCCCAAGCGCACGAACTCCGCCTGCTCACCAGCGGCACCGTGGGCACGGCCGCCGACCTATGCCATTTGCTGCGCGCCTGCGGCATCCCGGTCAAACGCAACACCATCACCCAATGGCACACACGCAAACGCCTCACCCCCGTGGGCGACGACGAGCAAGGCCTGCCGGTGTATGCGCTCGCGGATGTGCTCCTGTTGCGGCGTGCGGTTGACAAGTAGGACTGTCACCGCTAGGGTATGTAATATTGCGCGACGCGTGTAACTGAGCGCGAGTGTATGGCCTTGGACAGTGTGAACTGTCCGGGGCCATTGTTGTATGGACAGAACGAAGGCAAGGTGGACGCATGACAAGCAACTCAAACTCACAAATGGATACAGAAGACAAACGTCAGTATCTTGGATTCATCCAAAACGTGATCGACCGTCTTGCTAACAACTCCGCATCGCTGAAGCAATGGCTTGCCGCAATCATTGCACTGCTGCTGACATGGGCGGTCAAAGAAAGCGATGAGTGTATCCTTATCGTCGGTGTCTTTGTCAGTATTGCATTCTGGATCATGGATGCGCAGTATCTCAGGATTGAGCGTGCTTATCGTGTGCTGTATCGTAAAGCCGTATCAGGAGAAACCGCTCTCTACGATCTCAATTGGCAGCGGCACGGGAAAGGCGCACGGGCGTACCTGTGCGCCTTCTGCTCTTGGTCCACCTGCTATTACATCGTGATCATCATAGCGATTGCAATCACCTATATGTTGACACGTTAATGACGTGCATACCCACGCTTGGACCAGTCTGGAAGATTGTCTCGGATCTCACGGTAAACATCTTGGCTATCATGGCTGAACGGCTCAAATAGTGGGATGGACATGTAAGAAATACCCAGGAACCTGAACGGATTAGGCCCATCGGGATCCTGATTACCGGCACGGTCTTTAAGCCGGTTGATTCGCACGCCCAGCAAAGGCTTTCCAAGATCGTATGCCCGCTGTATCTCATATTGCACCCATTCACGGGATGCAGTCTCATACCCGGTGAGCACTATCACCACGCTCTTGTAACGCATTTGAGAATCAATCCAAGCTTTGATGGCCTTATCGCCGCCACGTTTAACATTCTCCCATTCCTGGTGATTGAGAAGCGGATTCCTTTCCACCTGCCCAATATTCATAACTTGCTGTACGCGCCAGTTATCTCGCGCATAATGGAAACTGTAGAAAACAGACATTCCATCTCCTTCTTTATTGTCGATGTAATCAAGATCGCGCCGCAGTCAGTCGCCAAACCATTCGACGGTGCAATCAACAATGACGATACACGGGAACGCCAGTATTACTAGTACGACACAGCGGTGCGTGTCATTCAAACGATTGGAGTTGCTCAGATGGCTACCATTGAAACAGCGCATGATACGAACAGCATCTTGCCGGCGATCGCCCACCAACTCGCCCGCATCGCGGACGCCATGCAACCCACGGGCATGCAGGTCACCGAAGAGGACGCGCTCGCGGCATGGGGGATGCGCATCTACGAGGAGGAGTTCCTCACCGCGGTGCAGAAGCTGGGCGTGGAGATCGTATGAGCACGCCGTCACGGTACGCGCAGAACGGCGCACGCAGGCGGCGGATAGTCGCACGGCACCGGGCGCGTGTGCGAGCGGGGGAGCCGTGCGCGATTTGCGGCCGACCCATCGACCTGAGCATCCCGTATCCGGAGCCGTGGAGCTTCGTGGTGGACGAGATCGTGCCCGTCGCCCACGGAGGCGACCCGCTGCTGTGGTCCAACACCGAGCCTGCGCATCGTTGGTGCAACGGCGTCAAAAGCACACGCTCGTTGCAATGGGCGCGCGAGGAGGTCGCACGCCAACTCGCCGGCATCGCTCGTGTCCCGGATGAACAGCGGACGAAACCATCCAGGGCGCCGTTCACACGGCTGGACGTATAGGGCCGGTATACCCTCCGGTACCCCACGGCTTGCCCACCACCGCATAGCGCCGCTCTCCCCCCGGATTCGTGGACGGAAAGTAACACGTTACCTTGTTACGTTACTCAGGAAGGCGGTGCAACGCCTATGAAATGCGCCATCTGCAAGCATGAGTTCACTCCAAGCCCGGACGCCAAACGCCCGCCGAAATACTGCTCGGACGCATGTAAACAGAAAGCCTACCGGCTGCGAAAAAGCATCGGCGCCAAACCCATCACGAAGAAAACCGTCACTCCCAAGCAGGTGCTCGCCGACGAGTTCGAATACTCGGGTGACGACATCCCCATGAACCGGCACGCGTTCAACCGGCGCATGGAACGCGAGATGGACGAACCGCTCGAGACCACGTTGCGCCGCAGCAAGGCCAAGCTCCAGCAGGTCATCGACGAACCCGACACCCCACCCAACTGCATCGCCCAATTGACCAAGGCGCTCATCGAGGTGTCCGAAAAACTCGAGGCGATCACCGGCGCCACGGACACGATGCCCGACCTGCTCGCCGCCGACGATGAGGAAAGCGAGGAGATCGATGACGGACTCGGAGCGCAGATTATCTGACATCGCCTTGCATTTCAAAACGCCCGACGGCATCGTGTCCAGTGATTTCCCGCGCCTCAACCGCATCGCCCGCAAGGCCGGCGTCCACTATGATCTATGGCAGCAAGGTTTGCTCTACCTGTTGTTCGCCCGTGACGAGCACGGCCGGTACGTGTGCGGCGAGGGCGGCTTGACATTGAGCTCATGCCGCCAGATCGGCAAGACGTTCACGCTCGGTTCGGGCATGGCCATCAAATGCATCATGCAACCCGGCCTGACGGTCATCTGGACCGCGCACCACAGCCGCACCTCGGACCAGACGTTCAACGACCTCGCTGATTTCGTGGACGCGCGCGGCAGCGTGTTCAAACCATATGTCGAACGCATCCGCCGCGCCAACGGACAACAGGAGATTCGCTTCAAGAATGGGTCGCTCATCGCGTTCGGCGCCCGCGAACACGGTTTCGGCCGAGGCCTGCACTCCGCCGACGTCGAAGTGTTCGACGAAGCGCAGATCCTCACCGTCAAAGCGCTCGACAACCTCGTGCCCGTCATGAATACTGCCCAAGACCCGCTCGTCGTGTTCCTGGGTAATCCACCCAAGCCGGGCGACCCGAGCGAGGTGTTCCAGGACAAGCGCACTGCGGCGCTCTCTGGCGTGAAGGGCATGGCCTACATCGAGTTGAGCGCCGAACCGGGCTGCGATCTGGACGACCGCGACCAGTGGGCGCGCGCGAACCCGAGCTACCCAAAACGCACCAGCGAACAGTCCATCATCCGCCTGCGCAAGACCCTCGCCGAAGACAGCTTCCGACGCGAGGCGCTGGGCGTGTGGGACGAGAACACTGCCGAGACGGCCATCAGCGCCGACGACTGGGCCCGCGGCACGGTCACGGATCCGGACATGACCGGCCGGGTCAGCTACGGCGTGGACATGCCGCCCGACCGCTCGGCGCTGTCCATCGGCGTGGCCATCCGCCATGACGACGGGCAGACCGCGTTGGTCAACATGCAGGAATACGCCGACGTGCTCGCACGCGGCACCGCATGGGCCGTCGACTACTTGGCCGACAAATGGAAGAAGGCGTCGACGATCGTCATCGACTCCATGAGCCCTGCCGTCAGCCTCGTACCCGACCTCGAGAAACGCCACGTGCGGGTCACCGTCACCCAGACACGCGACCTGGCGGCCGCGACCGGCCGCATGCTCGACATGATCCACGAGGGAACGCTACAGCATCTGCCAGCCGACCAGCAACCGCAATTGACCGCCGCAGCCCTAGGCGCCACATTGCGCGCCATCGGCCCCAACGGCGCCATGGCATGGAACAAGAAAGGCTCGGACATCGACATCAGCCCACTGCAGGCCGCCACGCTCGCCCTGCACGGCGCCTTCACGTCGAAACGCGACCCAAGACGCAAACAACGCATGAGGAGGCTCATATGACCTACCCGATCGGACAGGCCACCGACCTGACATCGATGGGCGTCACCATCACCCCACCCTCATACGTGCAGGGCGTCGACGACACGGACCTCGACCTGCTCGCCCGGCTGATTGTGCAATGGCGGGCCAAACGCGCCCGCAACAAACTCAAAACCGACTACTGGGACGGCAAACACAAGCTCGACCACATCGGCTTCTCCATCCCGCCCGCGCTGCGCAAGCTCGAGGAGGTCGTCGGCTGGCCGGCCAAGGCCGTGCAGGCGCACGCCGAACGCTGCATGTTCGACGGATTCGTCTCAAAGAACGATTCCGACGACCCCTACGGGATCCAACGCACGCTGGTTGACAACCGGTTCGACATCGAACTGCCCATGGCCATCACCAGCACCATGGTTCACTCCTGCGCGTTCATCGCCGTCACCCCTGGCGACACCACGGCGGGGGAGCCGGAGGTGCTCGTCATGCCGAAATCCGCGCAATGGGCCAGCGGCCTGTGGAACTGGCGCACCCGTGCACTGGACTCCGCGTTCGCGGTCAACAACGTCGACGACTACGGGCGTCCCACCGAAATGACCCTGTACACCACCGACCGCATCCTCGTATTGAGTTATGTCGCCGGCAATTGGCGGCTCGCCAACGAGACAAGCCATGGTTTGAACCGTGTACCGGTGGAGACACTCACCTACCGGCCCACGCTCGACCGGCCGTTCGGGTCGAGCGTGATCAGCCGTCCGGTCATGAGCATCACCGACGACGCCGTGCGCACCGTGCTGCGCAGCGAGACCAGCGCCGAATTCTACTCGGCGCCGCAATACCTCCTATTGGGCGCCGACCCTGACTCGTTCACCGACGACGACGGCAATCCGATACCGGTGTGGGAGTTCATCGTGGGGCGCATCAACCTGCTTGGCAAGGACGAGGACGGCGATGTGCCCAAACTCGAGCAGATCAGCCAGCAGAGCGTGCAACCGCACATCGAGCAATTGCGCGAGCTCGCCTGCCGGTTCGCCGGCGAGACCAACGTGCCCGTCTCCTCGCTGGGCGTGGTCACCGACAACCCATCATCGGCGGAGGCGATGCATGCCGCCGAGAAGGACCTCGTCATCGACTGCGCGGCCGCGACCCGCGTGTTCGGCGCCGCATTGCGTCGCGTCGGGCAGGACATCGTTATGATGCGCTCCGACGGGCCCAATGAGATGGACGACGAGCTCGCCACCCTGACCGCCCGATGGCGCAACCCGGCCCTACCCAGCGTCATCGACGCAGGAGACGCGATGGTCAAACTCATCGGCGCGTTCCCATGGCTGGCCGAAACCACTGTCGCATTGGAGGAGGTCGGCTTCACCGACGAGCAGATCACCCGTTTGCTCGCCGAGAAACGCCGCAACCAGGCGATGGGATCGCTCGACCAACTGCTGACTCCCAAGGAGGTGTCTGATGCCCAACAGGGAGGACCTCGACAAGCTGGCGATGGCACAGAACCGGGCGGTGGAACTCGCGCAGACGGATCTGAGCAAACTGTGGGACAACCTCAAGGGGTTGGAGGCTCGGACGCAGCGTGACCTGCTGCTCGAGACCATCCCCGCGCTTGTGGAACGCCACGGCGACATCGCGGCCACAGCAGCGGCTGAATGGTACGAGACGGTGCGACGCAAGGACACCGGGCAGGCACGCTACGAGGCGGTACTTGCCGAATGCTTCCCCTCGCAGGCCGTGCAGGACTCCATCCGCTGGAAGGCCGGCGTCCTGTGGGACGACCCTGAGCAGATGGCGCGGTTTTTGATGAATGCGACCGACCGGTGGGTCAAGTATTCCGGGAGGGCCACCATTATGCAGAACGTCTCCCGCGATCATGCGCGCTACGCCATCGTGCCGCAAGGAAAGGCCTGCGCCTACTGCACGATGATCGCCTCCCGTGGATTCGATTACCATCGTCTGGAGACGGCGAAAGCCGCCATGCACGACCATTGCGGCTGCCAGCCGTGCCCGCAATGGGACGCGAAAAAATGCTATATCTCCGGCTACGACGAGGACGCCTTGCTCAACCAATACAATCAGGCCGTGAAAGCGGTGGACAAAGACCGGCCCGCGTATCTGGACAATCTGCACGCCAAGGACCGTGAGAACGAGATCCTCGAGGTGATGCGCCGACAGCACCCAAACGAGTACACGGATGGCGTGCATGGCTATAGTCCCGACCGCAAGGACCGCAGCAAGCAATCCGTCGGCGACCTCAACCTCGCCACATGGAACGATTACCGCTCCTCTCTGGCTGAACGCTTTATCGCCGCCAACGACCCTGAGCGGAAACTGCCGCCGGAGCAACCAACAGAGGTGCCGCAATGGTGGCGTGACGACCCCGACCTGCCCGAGCTGAGCGTCAACCACCTCAGTCACCTGCTGTATGGTTCAGGAGAAAAGCCCAGTAAAGGCGAAGACGCACGAAAATGGCAATACAGTGGCGGCCACATGGCCGGATACGGATGGATCGCCGACCGACCGGAATTCCCCGAAGACTGGGACGAACAGCAAATACTGCAAGCCGCGAAAGAAGTATGCGAACACGGGGAGACGGGGCTTCGCACAAAGTGGATGACCATTTCGGGATGCGATATAATTGTTGCGTTCGGAGGTAAAAGAAAAGGAATCGTCAGTATATACCCGAGGGGAGGAGTGACATGAGTGAACGAGACATCACTATAGATGATCTGCTCAAGTACTATCTCGAACTCCTCACCGTTGAGGGCGGTGGCAAATGGTCGGATGAGCTGCGTGCGGCATACGATGCCGGGGAATACGCAGCCGGATTGATCATCTCGTTGGCAGCGTGTGATGATCAGGGACTGCATCCCGACCAGCGGATGCTGCGCGCCACCATTTCTTCACCATGGTGCGAGAAGGAATCTGACGCCGACGTGATCGGGCATGCGTTGCTGAAGAAAGTGTAGGCTTCCGTTGCGTCGTGACATGGATTTGATCCGGCATATCCTCATCATGGTGGGGGATTCGCCTGTGCCGTTGAACGCGACGGTGTTTGTGGACGAGGCGCATCCGTTCGAGACGGTTGCCTACCATATCGACCTGATCGGGCAGGCCGATTTCGCGGATACGTCCATCACACGGATGGGCGGCGGGACCATCGCCCGCGCCGAGGTCGGACCACTGACATGGGCCGGCAACGAGTTCCTCGACGCGATCCGCTCCGACACGATCTGGTCGCGCGTCAAACAACGCGTCGGCGCCACGGTAGGCTCGACCACCATCGACGTGATCAAAGCGCTCGCCATCAAGATCGCATCCGACATGCTCATATAAGCCGCACTCACTGATTTCCATGCAAAGCCACCCCAACGGGTGGCTTTCCGTATATTCAGGCCGAGGTTCATAGACGGTTCGCGCGGGTTCGACTCCCGCCCCGGCCACGACACCGACACTAGCGTCGGGCGGCGCCACGCGCACGCCGAATCCCAAGCGCGGACCCACGGTCACGATGGCCGCATCATCGGCAAAACACCACTCTCATTTTGGAGGAACCATGTCCATCACACGCCTCAATCACATCCGCTGCATCGTGGAACCGGACACCGGGCCGGCAGGCTCCGGGACGGAACACGAACCAGGGGAGGGCGAGCCGCCCTCGCGTGAGTACACGCAGGCCGAGATCGACGAGATCGTCGCCAAACGCGTCGCCCGCGTCAGGAAACAGTACGGCGACTATGAGGACATGAAGAAGAAGGCCGCGAAACTCGATGAGATCGAGGCGGCCAACAAGAGCGAACTCGAGAAGCTCACCGACCAGAACCAGAAACTCGCCGCGCAGCTCGCCGAACGTGAGCATGCGGCGCTTATCCAGGCGGCATGCATCAAGCACGGTGTGCCGGCCGACTACATGGATCTGGTCACGGGGGCGGACGAGGACAGCATCGACAAGGCGGCCGAGAAGGTCGCCAAGCTCGCGGCCGCGTCCGCGAAACCACCCAAGGGGCCGTCGGGGACCGAGGGCCAGCATCCGCAGGATCATGGCGCGCCAAGCATCGACGAGCAGATCCGCGCCGCGGAAGCCAAGGGTGACTATGCCACGTCGATGATGCTCAAATCGCTCAAACTCAACCAGAAGTAACCAACCCTATTTAGGAGGTCATCATGCCCGGAATCACCGGAATGGGCACAACCTACAACCTTCCCAACTACGTGGGCGAACTGTTCGCCGCGTCCCGTGAGGACACGCCATTGCTGTCCGCGATCGGCGGTCTGACCGGCGGCCGTTCCACGGGTGGCTCCACCCGGTTCGAATGGCAGGGATACGACCTGCGTGAAGCCGCCGACGACAGGCAGCGCACGGAAGGCGCCGACGCGCCCGACGGCGAGGAGCGCGTGCGCTACAACGCGTCGAACGTCGTGGAGATCCACCAGGAGGCCGTGGAACTGTCCTACACCAAGCAGGGCGCCCGCAACCAGGTCGATGTGTCCGGCCAGCCGACCATCACCATCGGTGGCACCGTCGTGCCGGCCGACGAGATGGCATGGCAGATCAACCAGCAGCTCAAGCAGATCGCACGCGACGTGGAATTGAGCTTCATCACCGGCACCTACCAGGCGCCCACCGACAATACCAAGCCACGCAAGACCCGTGGCCTGCTCGAGGCGATCACCACGAACGTGAAGACCACGACGAAGACCGCGAAGACCATCACCGAGGACGACATCCTCGACCTCATGCAATTGGCATGGGACAACGGTGGCCTGCGTGAATCCGAGACACGCACCATCGTCGTCAATTCCGACCTCAAGCGCGCCCTGACCCGCGTGTTCATCAAGGACTCCGGCTACAAGGAGGAATCCCGCACGGTCGGCGGCGTGAACCTGCAGACCATCGAGACCGATTTCGGCCGGTGCAACATCATGCTCGACGCGATGGTCCCCAAGGACAAGCTGCTCGTCCTCTCCCTCGAACAGCTCGCGCCCCGCTTTTTGGAGATCCCCGGCAAGGGGCACTTCTTCGTCGAACCGTTGGCCAAGACCGGTGCGGCCGACAAGGTGCAGGTCTACGGCGAGATCGGCCTCGAATACGGGTCCGAGAAAGCCCACGCCGTTCTCACGGTCGGTGGCGCGAGCGGCGCGTCCAGCAAGGCGTGAGCATGGACACGCCCACGAACGACCCCAATGTGTTCGCGAGCGTGGACGATCTGCAGGACGGTTGGCGCCAACTTGACGATGCCGAACAGCGGCGCGCATGCAAGCTCATCGAGTACGCGAGCGACCTGATCCGCACCTATCCGGGCTGGCGCACGGCGTCCACGCTCACCCTGGAACGCATCTGCTGCTCGGTCGTGCGCCGTGCCATGGAAGCCGACATGAACGGCACCCCGGCCGGCGCGAACAGCATGACCGAGACCGCAGGCCCCTTCTCGAACACGTTCGGATTCTCCAACCCGAGCGGGGACCTGCGCCTATGGCCCAGCGAGGAAGCCCAGCTCAAAGGCCGCAAGGCCCGCGCGGGCAGCCTCGACATGGCCACCGGCATGCTCGTCGACCACCATACAAGGGAGGCGCCATGATCCGGGGTGAACCCATCACGATCCTGCGCCCGCATATCACCGGAGTCGACCAATACGGCGAGCCGATCCGCGGCTGGACCGAGGAGAGCGTCGACGACGTGCTCGTCAACCCGAGCACACCAAACGACCCGGCCGACTCCACACAACCGTCCGCGCTCGAAACGTCTGCGACCCTATACTTCCCCCGCACCTATACGGGGGAGCCGCTCAAGGGCTGCAAAGCCATCGTGCGCGGACGCGAATACCGCATCATCGGCGACCCTATGCCACTGGACGGGGGAGTGACCCCCACCCGGTGGAACATGCAGGCGCAGATCAGCAGGGACGACGGGAGATGACCATGGCGACACCACGCATGCGCGTCGACCGCGAATGGCTCAACCAAAACGTGCTGCAAAACCCCGGTGTGCGCGCCGCGATCAACCAGACCGCACGCAGGCTCGCACCGATCGTCCAACAGATCGCATTGCGCGAAGGCGACCGCGACTACGCGAACAGCGTGCGTGTGGAAACCGGCGGCACCCGCCCCGGCCTCAAATCACCCACACGCATCCGCCGCCCGCAGGCACGCGTCATCATCGGCGACGAACACGCCATGGAAAAGGAACACGGCACCCGCATCTACCCCAAGAAAGGGTTCCTGCGCCGCGCCGTACGCCAACTCTAAGGGGGTTACTAATGCGCATCACAGGCACATGGGCCGACCCACTCGCCATGACCATCCGCTGGCTCACCAACGAGTCGGTCCATGCCAGTGTGACCGCAAGCCCACCGGCCGACATGCATCCCGCACTGCCGCTCATCGTCTGCTCCCTCGCCCCCGGCGGCGGATACGACGAATACACGCGCTCGCAGCCGGTGGACATCGACATCTACGCCGCCGACCGCGCGCAGGCCATGCGCGTGATGGCGGACGTGGAGACACGCCTCGCCATGCTGCAGGGCACGGGCGACGAACACGGCTACGTGGACGCAAGCGAATTGACCGGGTTCGCCGAACTGCCGCACACGCCGCCGGACATCATCCGCCTGGCGGGTACGGTCACACTCGACATGCGCCCCCAATAACCACCAACCACCAATCAGGAAAGGAACTGTCATCATGGCAGACACACCCATCGACGACCTCGCGAAGATCCTCGACGACGACAACACGCTCGTGCACAAGTGGGGCACCCAGCTGCTCGCCATCGCCGACTACTCCACACCCATGCCGGACAAGTTCTTCGACACGGCCACCGGCAAACCACTCACCCTGCCGGCAGAGTTCAAGATCCTGGGCTACATCACGACCGACGGCCAGCAAAGCTCCCGCAGTATCGAATCGTCCGACACGAACATGGTGCAGGACCTCGAACCGGTCCGCACCGACATGACCGGCCGCACCAGAACCCTGCACGTTAACTTCGGCGAATCCAACGCATGGGTCAAGGGACTGGCCCACGGCCAGCCCGTATCCGCATGGCCCTCAAGCAAGGACGCGGACTGGGAGTACACCGCGGCGAGGTCACCGACATGCCCTACTACCGCCTGCTCACCATCGCGCAGGACGGTGTAGGCGACGACGCAACCTACCGCATCCAGGCCGGCTACCGGTGCAAGGTCACCGACCAGGGCGACCAGACCCTCAACCGCTCCGACAGCGAGGTCGAGGACACCACCTTCGGCTTCTACAAGGACCCCGACTCCGGCAAGACCTTCACCGAAGCCCAATCCAAAGCCAAGAAAACAACCGCCCGAAGCGCAGCCCCGGCCAAAACCAACTAAAGGAGACAACGGATGAAGAAACCAAGTTTGCACGCCATCAGACAGAAATACAAGGAAACCCACCCTGACACCCCCGAATGGATCGAGTTCACGATCGACGACCAGCCAGACGCGACCGTCTACCGCATCCACCACCCACTGTTCCAGACCAACACGGAAAAACGCGCCATGCGCGACGCCCAAGCCGACTCCGACGACTTCGAAATGGCACGGGCCCTCCTCGGCGGACAGTTCGACCAGTTCGAACAGGACGGCGGCCAAGTGGCCGACCTGATCCTGCTGCTCGCCAGCCTCACCGACACCATGCAGGAGACCGACGACGAGGGAAACCCTACGACATAATCGGCCTGCTCGACGCCGGAGGCCACCCCGAAGCACTCGAAGCGGCGCTCTGCGCCGTCTACAGCCCACGCGACCCCATCGCCGAATACTGGCAAGGCAAACTCAGCCTACGCGCACTGCACGCGCTGATCATGCACATGCCACCAGACAACGCGCTCGCCCGCGCGTTCGGCGATGGGTGGAGCGAGGGGGAATGGTTGCTGCACGACATGGGCGACATGCTGCGCGACCTGCAGCTCACCATCGTCAACACCAGTCCCTTCGTCAAACAACGCTACTCCGACCATGACATCCGCTCGCGCATCCCGACCCCGTCGGAACGCGCGAAAACCATGCGCCGGCCAGACAGACACGAGCTCAAGACCCGCCTGCGCGAACGGGACGAGCTCATGGCCGCGCTCACCGGCCGATAACCAACAATCGAACAGAGAGGAGCCTTGCCATGGCGTCCAAGGGAACAGTCGCATGGGTGCCGGTCCTGCCGAGCCTGACCGGATTCGCGGCCAAACTCACCAGCGAAGCGACCCAAGCCGCCACCACGGCCGGAACCAACGCCGGCAAGGCCTTCTCCTCCACCATGAACGCCGCCGCCGGCAACGACACGCTCACGCCGCAACTGAAGAAACTCAAAGCCGAAGCCGACAGCGCCAAAACACACGTCGACGCGCTCGCCGAGCAGACCGACCAGTTGCGTGCCGCCGAGAAACGTTCCGCGCAGGCTGTCAAGGACGCCACCCAAGCCCTCGGCAAGGCGAGGGACGAGCAGAAGACCGCGGCGTTGCGTGTCGAAGCGGCCGAGAAACGTCTGCAGGAGACCGTCGCCAAATACGGTGCGAGCAGTTCGCAGGCGGTGGCGGCCGAGGCGAAACTCAACGACGCGCGCAGCCGTCTGCGCCAGAAGACCGAGGCGACCGCCAAGGCCGAGGACATCCTGCGTGCGGCGAAACACTCCAACAAGGCCGATAGCGAGGCTCTTACGGGAAGCGAGAAGAAGCTCGCTGACGCGTCCGACAAGCTCAAGGGCGCCCAGTCGAAACTCGCCGACGAGCAGACCAAGGTCGACAAGAAGTCGCACTCGCTGATGGGACGGCTCAAACAGTGGGCGTCGAGCGCCAACGCGGCGAAGACGTCTTCCGACCATCTGGCGCAGTCCACCACGAAGCTCGGTGACGTGTCGGGCAAGGCCGCCGGCAAGATCGGCCTGCTCGCCGGCGCCGCACAGACCGTGTTCCAAAAGGCGTGGGGAGCGGTGTCGTCCAGTGTCGGCGCCGCGGTCTCGCGCGCGGACCAGATGAACAACTTCCCCAAGGTCATGCAGAACATCGGCTTTTCCGCCGACGACGCGGCCAAAAGCGTGAAGAAGATCAGCGACAGCCTCGACGGATTGCCCACCGCGAGCTCCTCGATGACCGGCATGGTGCAACAGCTCGCGCCCCTCACCTCGTCATTGGACGAGGCGACCGACATCAGCCTCGCGTTGAACAACGCCATGCTCGCCGGCGGCGCGAGCACGACCGAGCAGGAGAACGCGCTCACCCAGTACTGTCAGCAGCTGGCCGCCGGTCAGGTCGACATGGCCGCATGGCGGAGCATGCAGGCCGCGATGCCCGGCCAGCTCAACCAGCTCGCCGAATCCATGCTCGGCGCGGGCAAGAACGCGAACGACCTCTATGAGGAAATGAAGGACGGGAAAATCTCGTTTCAGGACTTCAACAAGGCCGTTGTCAAACTCAACCGTGAAGGCTTCGGAAAATACGCGAGCTTCGCCGACCAAGCCAAGGACGCCACCCAAGGCATCGGCACGGCCGTGGAGAACGCGAAGAACCGTGTCGCGAAAGCCATCCAGAAGGTCATCGAAGCGTTCGGCGTCGACAAGATCAGCAACGCGATCAACAAGTTCACATCCAGCTTCGGCAAGATTGGCGACGTGGCCGCGGACATGGTCAAACGCACCATCAAAGCGTTCGAAAGCCTGTACAGGAAGCTCAAGGACATCGGTGCCATCGATGTGCTGCGCAAGGCTTGGGACAAGCTCGTGCACGCGTTCGACTCGGTCAAATGGGACAAGCTATTGCCCACCAAGACCATCGAGGGATTCGGCTGGACGGTGGCGCAGGTCATCGGCACCATCATCGACAGCGTGTCATTGGCCACCGAGACGCTCAAGAAAGGTATCGACAAGGTCATCGAATTCGTGCAGGGATTCGGCGACACCGGTGTCTTCGACGCGTGGATCGACGTGTTCGGCACGGTCATCGATGTCGTCGCCAGCGTCAACGACCTGTTCTGGGAATGCATCCAGAACATCTTCGGGTTGAACAAGACCGGCGGCGAATTCGAATCGTTCGGATCCATGGTGGGCGATGTGTTCAAGCGCATCGCCGAACTGGTCAAACCGGTCATGGAAAAACTCGACGACATGGTCAACTGGTGCCGCGACCACAGCGATTTCGTCACCAGCGCCCTCATCGGCATCGGCGCCGCGGTCGCCGGCTGGAAGATCGCCGGCATCGTGTCCACCGCGATTGATTGGCTCAAGAAGCTGCCCGCTGCCATCGCCATGGTGGACGCGGCGGTTCAGGTGAGCAAGGGCGTGTTCATGTCACACCCCATCGGATTGATCGTCTCCATTGTGGCCGCGGCCGTGGCTGCCCTGTGGTATTTCTTCACGCAGACGGAGACGGGCAAGCAGTGGTGGGCGAACATCTGCAAGTTCATGCAGGACGCATGGCAGAAGACCAGCGAATTCTTCGGCAAGATGTGGGATTGGATCGACCAGAACGTCATCCAACCGTTCCAAGTCGGGTGGAACCTCCTCAAGGACGCGTTCGGTCTCGTCTGCGATTGGATCGGCGACAAATGGGACTGGCTGTGCGATGCGTTCCAGACCGGATGGGACTGGCTCGACCAATATGTGGTCCAACCATTGGCCAAGGCATGGCAATGGCTCAGTGACGTGTTCAAAACCGTGGGCGATGCGCTCGGCAAGGTGTGGGACGGCATCGTCCTGGCCGCCCAGATCGGGTTCCTGGTCATCTCCACGATCGTGCTCACCCCGTTGCGGGTCGCGTTCGAAACCCTGTGGAACACATGGCAATGGTTGTACGAGAACATCATCAAACCCGTATGGGACGGCATCACGCAGACGTTCCAGGACGGATGGAACTGGATCGATCAGAACGTCATCCAACCATTCCAAGTCGGGTGGAACCTCCTCAAGGACGCGTTCGGCCTCGTCTGCGAGAACATCAGCAATTGGTGGGATGTTGCCGTACAGGCGCTCCAGGACGGATGGAACTGGATCGACCAGAACGTGGTCCAACCGTTCCAACTCGGCTGGCAGGTGTTGTGCGACGCGTTCAAATTGATCGGTGAGAAGATCCGTGGCGCATGGGACGCGGTGGTCGGCAAACTGCGCGACGGATGGAACTGGATCAACCAGAACGTGGTCGAACCATTCAAAACCGCGTGGCAGGCTGTCAAAGACAAGTTCAAACAGGTCGGCGACGGGCTGGGCAGCATCTGGGACGGTGTCAAATCGAAGTTCAAGACCGTGTGGGATTGGATCAGCCAGCACATCATCGACCCGTTCAAACGCGGGCTGCAAGCCATCGGCGACGCCGCAGCGAGCATGAAGGAAGCCGCCAGCAAAGCGTTCAACGCGCTCAAGGACGCCTGCGCCGCCCCGGTGCGCTGGATCGTCGAGGTCGTGTACACCAACGGCATCCAGAAGACATGGAACGGCATCGCCGGCGCCGTCGGCCTCGACAACCTCAAACTGCCCGACGCCTCCAAGTTCGCTACCGGTGGCGTCAACCCCGGATATGCGCCGCGGCGGGACACGATCCTGTCGTGGACCAGTCCGGGCGAGGCGATCATGGTGCCCGAATGGACCCGCGCTGTGGGCGCCGACACCGTGCACCGGTGGAACAAGTTGGCGCGCACACGCGGCGCGCAGGCCGTGCTTGACGACATGCGCATGCCACGCTACGCGGAAGGCGGCATTTCCGGAGTGTGGGAAGGTGTGAAGGAGAAGGTCGGACAGGGCTGGGATTGGGTCAAGGGCAAGGCGAGCGACATCGCCGACGCGGTGGGTTCGTTCATCTCCGACCCGGCCGGCTGGGTCACGTCGAAGATCCTCGACCCGGTGAAATCCATGATCGCGTCCGTGGCCGGTGGCAATTGGGGCACCATCGTCGCGCAACTGCCGCTCAAGGTCGCCCAAGGCCTCGTGCAGAAAGCCAAGGACGCCATCGGCAGTTGGATGGGGTCCGGCTCGTCCTCGAGCGGTGAGGGAGGCCAGTACCACGGTGCGGTCGGCGGTGGCGTCGAACAGTGGCGCCCGCAGGTATTGACCGTGCTCAAGATGCTCGGGCAGCCCGCCAGTTGGGCCGACACCGTGCTCCGTCGCATGAACCAGGAGAGTGGCGGCAACCCCAACGCCATCAACAACTGGGACATCAACGCGAAGAACGGTGTGCCCTCACAAGGCCTGATGCAGACGATCCCGCCGACGTTTGCCGCCTACGCGGGCCCGTTCGCGTCCCGTCCCATCACGGACCCGTTGGCGAACATCTACGCGGGCTGCAACTACGCGATCCACCGCTATGGTTCACTGGCGGGCATGAACCGGCCCGGCGGCTACTCGCTGGGCGGCATCGTGCCGACTCTCTACGACAAGGGGGGTGTGCTCAACCCCGGTCGCACGTTCGTGGAGAACCGCACCCGCCAACCCGAGCTCGTGCTCACCCGCGAACAGGTCGAACGCTATTTCGGTATCGAGAAGAACGAGACACGGGACGTGAACCTCACGTTCAACATCCCCGACCGTTCCGACCCATGGAGCCAGGCGGAGATCTGGATGAGGGAAGCGCAGAACATCATCGGAAGGTGACCCATGGCATACATGCCCTACTATGCGGAACTCAGCGCCGAAGGCGTCGAACCGGTCCGTTTCCACGGATCCGGCTCATTGGACGCCCTCGGCCTGACCGGTGACGGCATCACCGGATGGTATTCCATGCCGGCGGTGAAGGTCGACGCGGTCGCACGCGGCCAAGGCGACGGCGGACACGACATCGCCGAGGATGCGATCATGTACGCGTCACGCACCATAACGATCCATTGGAACGCGAACGCGGCGGACAGGACTGGCGTGCACACGCTCACCGACCTCATCCGCCGGTTCGCGCACCGTCTTGTCCGACTCCGTGTCGTCGACGCGGAGTCGGACACCTACTGCGAGGGCGGATACCTGACCATGGAACAGGCCAGCGCATACCGGCACGCGATGGTCGAACCCAGCACGCTCACCATCGTGTTCGAACGGCCCGAACGGCTCGCCACCAACGCGCAACTGTTCCAACTACTGCCATTGGACGATCAGGGGCAGGGCCTGTCCTACGGCGACAAATTCGAGACATGGTGGGAGGGCACGCCGAACAACTCAGTGAGCGTGCTGTCCATCGCCCCCGGCCCGAACGGACTCGTCTATCCGGTCAACTATGGGCGTCCTGGAGGCGACGGACGCAACCGTGGCGTGTTTGAGAACCACGGCACGTCCCGCGCCTACCCCCAACTGAGCGTGGTGGGGAACTTCCCGCAGGGCGTCAGACTCCTGCTCGGGGACGGCGCCATCATCGAATACGGGCAGCCGGTCACCATCGGCGCACCGCTCGACTTGGACTTCCGCTCACGCACCGCGCGCATTGACGGCCGTGACATGAGCAGGTGGCTGCGCCACCGTGGATTCAGCCCTGTCAAAGCACGCTCAAGCATGTCGATCGTCCTCAAATCCGAAGGGGAGGGGTACGTGACGTGCCTTACCCACGACACCTACATGTAAGGAGACACCATGCTCACCGAAAACAGTGCGCTCGGCACCCCACCGGATTCCCACGGCGACGGCGTGAGCGCCCACATGCACCGGCGCATCCTGCGCTACCATTGGGACAATCCCGGCATCGTGGGGCAGGACCCCCATGACCTGAGCCTGCACATCTCCGGCCGTGACGACATGTCCTATGACGTGACCCGCGGCCTGTGCGTCCTGCCACGCGACGACAGCTGGAGCGAGGGCTTCTACGAGGCGTACGTGGACAAATGCACCGTGGGTCCGGTCGCCGGCGGCGACCCGTCGAACCCGCGCATCGACGTGATTTGGATCCGTGCCAACGATTTGGACTTCGACGACCGGCCAGAAGGCAAGAACGCGGACGGCGACCCGCTGCCGCCCACGAACCGCATCGAGGTCGGTGTCACCCAAGGCACCCCGGCGACGACACCGACCGAACCTGCCATCCCCGAACGCGCATGGCGGTTGGGAGCGATGCTCGTGCCCGCCAAAGCGACCAAGACAGCCAGTGCCACACCCTATGGCGACATCGACTACGCCACCCCCTACGGGGCGGAAATGGGCATCATCGCACGCGTCGCGGAAAACAAGGACGGGCAGGCCAGTTCCAACCCGCCCTACAAGAACCCGATCCTGAACCACACCGCGTTCTTCCCGACCGACCGCAACATCCTCCTGCACGCCTACCTGTGCGTATCCACCCCCCAAAAGACCACGAACCACACCACCCGTGGCGTGGCCGCCGTCCAATTCTACGTGGACGGACAAAAATACACGACACGCAAAGTGGAATACAGCGAAGCATGGGTAACCCACGAGGTCACCGCCAGCATCCAAGTGAGCGCCGGCCGCCACACCTTCGGAATGGCGATGTACAACGAGGAAGGCAACGGGTACGTCACCCACTTCTCCCACAACGACCCCGACGACCGGGGCAACTACTACGTCGGCCGCGTCATGGTCATCAAGGACGAAGGCGTGGCACGCTGATGTGGGACGCTTACATCTACGAGACAATGAGCGGACAACTCATCCGCCCCATCGATCTGCCCTCATTCAGTTGGAGCGTCACCATCGGCGACTGCTCCCTGACCACTACCCCCAGCCACCAGCCAGGCGAACACGACCTGGGCGGCATGCGCGTGCCATGGACCGCACTGGAACACGCCACCACGGCAGGGGAACGTCGAGAACTGCTCGCCAGCGACAAACACGGCATCATCCTGCTGCACCGGTACGCCAACATCGACCCCAACATATTGGGAGAACCGATTGTCGGCGGCGCCATCGGCCCACGGCAGGACACCGCACGCGACACGAGCTTTTCCATCAGCAGCATCATGAGCCTGCTCGGCGAACGCTACGCTGTGACCGAAGGCGCGTACGCATCCGGCCCCAACTACACCAGCCCCAACACGCTTACCTACAAACGCATGAGCCTACGGGGCATCGCCAGCGAAATCGGCCACTTATGCACCAACCTCAAACCCGGCGGCACACTGCCCATCGACTGGACCTACCGAGGAGAACAAGGTAACCATGAACGCTCCTACGAGGCATGGAACGTCCAAAACCTCTCCTGTAAGGCGATCCTCGAAAAAATCAGCGGCGTCATCAACGGCCCAGACATGCAATTCCGCCCCTACCTGACCGACGACCAAACCATGGTCAGATGGCGGTTCGAAGCCGGCAGCGACACCGACATCTACCTCGGCCAGCACACCATCCACCGCCTGGCATACTCACCGGTCGGCGGTACCATCGAAAACCTCACCATCGACCACCTCGGCCCCATCCACCGCGTCTACGCATCTGGCGCCGGCACCGACAAAGCACAGATCTGCGCGTTCGCACAGGACCTCACACTCGTCGAACTCGCCGACCCGTATCCGCTGCGGGAAATGACATACGCGGATTCGGACACGGACAAGTACACCCTGTTGCTCCAGCACGCGCAAGCCAGCTTGGACGCGAACCGGCGCCCGCTCATGCAGATCAAAAGCGAGATCAACATCAACGATACGGACGGCGTGGGCGTCCTGCACCCGTTGGGCAGCATCTGGCCCGGCGAACAGGTCGAACTCGACATCCAGGGATTCCCCTCGTTGGACGACGGCATCTACACATGTCGCCTTATGCAGATGGACGGCAACGAAACCGACACGGTCACCCTTACCTTCGACCCAATCGAATACACCCTCACTTGAGAGGAGACGCCTATGGCATTGCACCATATCCTCAGCCCTACCAGCACGCAGACCATCGCACGCCTCGGCGTCACCGCGCTACGCTCTGCGCAGAGCGTGCAGACCCGAAAAGGGGGTAGCGCGTTTTATCCGACTGGTGATGGGCAGGGTGTGCTCGTGGGTGGCATGGCCGCCGATGGTATTGACCTGTGGGATACGGAAACCGGTGAGCAGTCGCCCCTGTGGGAGGGGATAAGCCAGGAGGTTTTGGACGCGAAGGCGGAGGAGATCCTCGACGCGGCGAAAACTGATACGGCGGCGCAGATCACGATCGTGAATACCACGATTACCGAGGCGCAGCAGGCGATTGAGGCGAATCGTGAGGGGCTCGAGGCGGAGGCGTATCTGCGTGCGGAGGGTGACAAGGCCGCGCAGGAGACTGTGGCCGCGGTCAGGGGCGAGACCGAGAAGCTCAAGGGTGATTACGCCGGCATGGCGACGGATGTCGCCAGCGTGAGGCAGGACGTGCTCGACACGGTGTCGCGGGTGGAAGCCGTGGAGGGTGTGCAGGAGCAGCAGGCCAAGGACATCAGCACAGCGGCCTCGACCGCGGCCAGTGCGAAGACCTCGGCGGAGAGCGCGGAGCGTACCGCGGACGCGGCGAAACAGCTCGCAACGGACAATGCCGCGAAGACCATCACCGGAAGCACGATTGAGTATGCGATTGGCGGTGCCACTGCGGCGCCGACGAGCGGGTGGACGACGGACAGTGTGACGCGGCCGGCGGGTGCGACGGTGTGGATGCGTACGCGGATCACGTATGGTGACAGCCGCACTATGGTGACGGGTGCGACGCCGGTGACCGGCGATACTGGTCCCATGGGTCAGCAGGGTATCCAGGGTGTGCCGGGCGCCACCGGTCCGCAGGGCCCGCAGGGTGAGCCGGGCCCGCAGGGCGACAAGGGTGAGGACGGTGTGACCCGGTACGCGTATTTCGCGTACGGCACGTCTGCGTCGGGCGCGAATTTCAGCAAGGAGCCGACCGCGCAGTCCACGTATATCGGTGTGTGCGTGTCCACGAGCGCGACGCAGCCGACCGATCCGAGCGAATACACGTGGAGCCTGACCAAGGGCGTCACGGGCGCGCAGGGGCCGCAGGGCCCTCAGGGTGAGGCCGGCGCGAAGGGCGACGTGGGTGAGGACGGCAAAACCTACTACACGTATTTCGCCTATGGCACGTCTGCGTCGGGCGCGAATTTCTCGATGGCGCCGACCGCGAGCAGTACATACATGGGCGTGTGCATCACGCTGTCCGACTCGCAGCCGACCGACCCGAGCGAATACACGTGGAGTCTGACCAAGGGCAACACCGGCGTGCAGGGACCGCAAGGCCCGCAGGGCGCGACGGGTGCTACCGGTCCGCAGGGCGCCACAGGTGCGACTGGTGTGAGCGTGACCGCGCTCACCACGTACTATATGCTCGCCGCAAGCAAACCGGCCAAACCGGCCGGGAAGAACCCGGAGGGCGCGTGGAGCGTGACCGAGCCCGCGTTGGACCGGGCGAGCAATCTGTGGACGTCGACGCGCGTGGATTACAGCAATGGTCAGTGGGCGTGGACGGAGGTCACCAAAAGCGGCGCCTATGCCATGGCGCAGGCGGCGCAGAACAGTGCCGAGGACGCGGCGAAACTCGCACAGGACGCGGACACGCTCAGCCAGACCACGGCCGGGGAGGTCGACCGTCTCGACAAGGCGCACACCATCACCGCGGCCACCGCCGCCACGGCGGCGCAGAACGCGGCCAGCGCGCAGGCGTTGCTCACCGTGCTCGCCTCGCAGGTCGAGGAACTGCTCTATAACGGTGGGTTCGAGCATGGTGGGGACGGGTGGACGACGAACATAGCGTCCGCTGGGTTCGTCCAGCAGTCCCCGTGGTGCCGGAGTGGGTCGTGGCGCGCGTATCTCAACGGCAGTGCGGGCACACGCGAACTGGTTAGCACGCACCCGGTCGCGGTGACGGTGAGCGACCGGTACCGTTTCCGTGTCTGGTACAAGCTGTTGACTGCCCTGTCGGGCAATGACAATGGTGGTCTGCGTTTGCAATACTCGGGGGACGCAACGGTCACCGACGCCACCAGGTGGACGGATTTCCAACCCGTCGTCAACATGGGCTTCACCGGTGACCAGTGGGCTGAGGCCATACAGGAGGTCGTCATCCCGGACGGCGTGAAATGGATACGCATCCGGATCGCGTTCACCGCTCCGGTGGACGCGTATTTCGATGACTGTTCGCTCACGGACGTCACGCTCATCCATGAGGCGCAGCGGCAGGCGGACGAGGCGACCCAGCTCGCCCGCAAACTCGAGACCGATCTGGCGAACTCGAACGCCCGCCTGGAAGCCACGGAAGCCGCCGCGCTTGGCGCGCAGACCACCGCGGACAGCAAGAGCAAACGGTTCGTGCAACCCACGCAACCGGAGTATGATCTGCTCAAACCGGGCGACGAATGGTGGCAGACGTCGAGCAAACCTCCCGAGACGTATTGGGAAGGTGAGCCGAACAATTCCGTGAGCGTGCTCGTGGATTACTCTGGTGAGGTCGAGCACATCTGGACATGGAACGGCGTGCGTTGGGCTGACCTCATGCTTGCCGCGGACTCGATTTTTGTGCGTGGCACCGTGAGCGCGGGCCTCGTGTCGGCGGATTTTTTCGACGGCGCAATCATCAAGGGCGGCGCGTTCCTTACGAGCAATGAACGCATCCAGCTCAACAACAACGGTTTCACGATGGTGGATGCGCAGGGTAACCCGGTCGTCACATTGGATGCGAAAACCGGGGCGGCGATCCTGCAGTCGGTGAACATCATCGGCGCGGGGCTCAGCGCACCGGCGATCAGCGGTGGCAGTATCGAGGGCGCCGACTACACGCTCGTGATCGGCACCGGCGCGAACAAAGAGACCGTCGCGCGGATCAACCCGGACGGCATCATATTCGGCGACCATTTGTCGTATGCGAAAAACGATGCCGGTGAATGGGTGCTGAGCCTCAAGGGAGCCATCCAGTCGGGCGGGGAGATCGTGGGCACGGTCATCACCGCGCCCACGATCCAAACCAGCCGTGAGGCGAACGCCGGCATCAAATTCACCTCCGGTGGCATCGTCGCCTATGACGTGAGCGGCGGCGCCACTTTGACCGTAGATGCGGCCACGGGCGAGATTCTCATGGCGGGCCCGCTCATGAGCAACGCCACATTGAACGCGCCGACGATCCAGACCGATCCGCGCGACAGGCTGGGCATCAAGATTGTCGACAACAAATTGACCGCGTACGCGTACGATAGGCGCGAGATGCTCTCGCTCGATGGCGACACTGGCACGGCGGTGCTTGTCGGCGGATTCAAAACCGCCACGGAGGGTAGTCGCATCGAGATCTCGAACACGGTGACCAACTCCGTCACGCACGCCGCGATCAGAGGATACACCACGAGTGGCGAGGCATGGCACATCACGGGATCGATTGGTAATGTGCCCGACATCCCAGACACCGTCCAGGAGACCAAAATTGAACTGGGGATCAACCCGCAGCAGTCCGAGTTCATGATCCGCCGCTATTCCAATGGTCTGAATAGCGGCGCTGCGATGCACATGATCGCCGACCGGATCGACATCGTTTCGAACGGCAGTTCGAACATGTTCTACGGTAGCGCCGGCGTATACGTGAATAATCATCGCATCGACTGGGATCAGAGCTGGATCACGCTCGCGCTCCATTCGGACGTGAGTGCGGTCGGCGGCGCACCGGTCTATGGGCAGAGGGCGGGCCTTGTGTGTTTCAAGGGGCGCGTGAAATGCACGAAATCGGGCGATAACACGATCTGCGACCTGAAAAACGTGTATGCGCAGTTCGAGACGTCGAATGTGAATCGCACGTGGATTGTCGGCACCATGACCAACGGTGTCGCCTCCACGGCGCGCGCGTATATTCCCGCGGACTCGACGTTGCTGCGCGTCAACAACGGCCCACACGACTGGGTGGACATAGGCAGCATCGTCATCGGACTCTAACCACACACAAGGAGAAAAATCATGGCAGAAAACCAACCGATGGGCGTACCGGTGGAACTGGTCATCGCGAACCTCAAACAGGTCATCGCCGACCAAGCATGCCAAATAGCCATGCTCACCGCACAAATACAAACCATGCAACAGACGGGAGGTGATAGTTAGTAATGCTTGAACTACGTAATCTGATACCGAACCCTAAACCGCGCCAAGGCGGCGCGCTGTGGACGCTCAACCAGAACCGCGAGGGCATTACGGTCGACTACGCCGATTCGATCAGGATCACCTCGCCCGCCGGCGTGAAGGATGTCTACGTCTATGTGCAGATCGATCTCGACCCGGGCGACTACGTGTTCAGCGCGCATCTGGTGAGCATCAGCACGGTCGAGTTCAGCTCGTCGTTCAACCGTGTCCTACTGGTCGCCAAGGGCGGTAGTGGTGGTCAGAGCGAGATCAAAAACGTCTCGTTTTCCGGTCTGGACAAACGGTACATTGCCCCGTTCACGCTTGCCGACCGGACGACGGTCAGTCTCCGAGTACAGGGCATGCTCGCCACCGATACGTCGGCGGCGATCCGGTGGCGCGACATGATGCTCGTGACCGCTGCAGACCAGCGTATGCTCGACGATGCAGGCATCACATATTTCGATGGCAACGGAATAACATCTACCCCCCGCTCGGTCGAATCCTCATGATCGCCTGCATGCGGCCCAATCATTTGCTGATATGGGGTGTCCTGACGATGCCGTGGTTCGCGCGGTGACAGCGAGCCCGTGCAGCTCGAACTGGCCGATACCTACGACAACCGTGGGACCACTCCCGCATATTTCAACGGAGACACCTCCGCCTAAGAGAAGGATTGGACGATGACGCTCACCCCCGGCGACTGGATCACGATCGCCAGCTGCGTGCTCGGCTCGGGCACGATCACCGTCATCGTCCAGCACCTGCTCGACTGGCTCAGGGAGTCGCGTCGCAGGGAGGAGACCCCCGAGGTCAAAGCCAGGAACTGCATCAGCCGCCACAGCGCGCTCTCGCTGCTCAAAACCGTGCACCGCGAAGCTGTCGCGCGCGGATATGTGGCGCTCGACGACCTGGAGGAGGCGCAGGAGATCTACAACGCCTACCACACCCTCGGCGGCAACGGCGCAGGGTCGCGCATCATCGCCGACCTACAGCACATGAACAACTATCCACCCACTCATTAATCAATCAGACCTAACCCATGAGGCCGTGGCAATCCTGCCACGGCCTCATCTTATTGAAAGGAAAACTACCATGACCATGAGGATCCTCGATGTTGCGTCGCATCAGCACGACACAAACACCGGAGCGTGGACGGCCGCGATGCGTGAATTCTGGCCACAGGCCGAAGCTGTCATCGTCAAAGCCACCGAAGGCACCGGATACGTCAACCCCTACTGCGACGGCGACTATCAGCAGGCGAAAAAGGATGGCAAGGCCCGCGGGGTTTATCACTACGCCAAGGGCGGCGACCCGCGCGCCGAGGCCGAGTATTTCTACACCCACACCAAGGGGTATGTGCGCGACGCCATTCCGTGTCTCGACTGGGAGTCGGGAGGCAACGCTGCATGGGGAGACACCAGCTGGTGCCGTCGCTTCGTGGACCGCTACCATGAGCTGACCGGCGTATGGCCCATGATCTACATTCAGGGCAGCGCTATCAGTCAGGCCGCATCCTGCGCGTCCGACTGCGCGCTATGGGTCGCCTATTATCCGACCAATGATTACGGCTGGGCCAACGAGCAATACGGATATGATGCGGCCCGCTATCCGATCGGGCCGTGGAAAACCATCACGATCTGGCAGTTCGGCTCCAACCCCATTGACTGCAACGTCGGCTATCTCGACAGCGCGGCGTGGGCGAGCATCGCCGGCGCTACCGGAACGACCACGCAGCCGTCCAATCCAGCACCCGCCGCCAAACCGGCCACGCCGGCCGCATCGTCGGGCACGACCACCTACACCGTGCAGGCTGGCGACACGCTCAGCGGTATCGCCGCACGCTACGGCACCACCTACCAGCAGCTCGCCGCGAAAAACGGCCTCAGCAACCCCAACCTGATCTATCCGGGTCAGGTCCTCAAAATCGACTGAAAGGCAAACAACCATGACCGACACCCTCGACGACACCCGCCACACCTACGACGATGCCGATCAGGCGCTGCCCGACAGCATGCCCGTCCGAGAGCCGTCGGCCGGCCCGATGCGCGTGTGGGTGCGTGCCGCGCTCATCCGCGCCCTGAAAACGATGTCTCAGGCCGCCATCGGCGTGCTTGGCACGGGCGCGATCGGGCTCATGCAGGCAGACTGGGCCAATGTCCTGAGCATCGCGCTCATGGGTGGCGTGCTCAGCCTCCTGACGAGCATTGCCGGCATCCCCGAGGCCGACGACGGCTCCAGCTTGGCGACGATCGCCGATAGTACGAAATAACAGACAAGCAACCATGTCCCGCTTCTCCATCACATATGATGGGGGAGCGGGGCTTTTTCTGTTTGCGCAAGCATCGATATAGTACAATGGTCAAAAACATAGAGTGCGTTTTGTGTGCCGCACACAAACGAGAACCGTGCAATACCGCCATTCGCCGCACGATGTGCAAGTTCAAGTTCAACGTCTGAGCGACTGGAGCGTCACGATACGAAAACGGTGGAATTTCAACGGTTTATGGCTTGCAGGCCGTTGGAACTCCGCCGTTTTCGTGTCTTTCGTCTCAGACGTCGATGGCGTCGTGGGCGCGCGCGGCCGTGACCATCGTCAGCATCATGACCGACGGTTCGAGCGCCCGGACCATGTGCGGCAGACGCGTGGGGAGGTAGATGAGGTCGCCGGGGACGGCCTCGCGCTCCTCGTCGCTGCCCCGCCGTCCGTTGCGCCGGTGTTCATGTTGTCCGAATCGATGTTGGTGTTGGTTGTTGCAGTAGTCATGTCGGCTGCCTTTCTGCTTGTCGTCTCCCAC